GAATGTATATTGTCCAAGATTATCTGCCAAGATTGTGCGTGTTCCATTGTAAGGTGTTCCACATCCTGCGATGACTACTGATTGACCAGTTGTAAATTCATGAATGCCAAGTGTTGTAAATGTTGCAACATTGGCGGTTAGTGATGCCTCTTGAATAGGGCTCTTAAAAGAAACTAACATTGGAAGGATTACGCCTTCTGCGGTATCAATAATTTCATTCAAATAACTATCTGAATAAAGAGATGAAGATACGCCAAGCACTGACCGCAACTCGGTGGCTGTGATAATTGATGGCATATCTTCCTCTCTAAACTCCCATTAAAAGATGCCCGAGATCGGGAGCAACCCCGGGCACTAATTACTTACTGACTATGCAACCATGAATCGGTATGCGCCTGCGCCTACCTTTGTTGCTAGTGCGCCGTATCCGTAGTAAGCAACCTCAATTTGTCCGTTCAACGCTACGTTTGTTTGTAGGCGTGTACGTGCTGATTCGTACCATGTGTATGAATCTGGGTTGATAAGGATAAGGCTGTTGTCGCCAGTTGGTGCAGCCGTTGCTAAGTTACGTGCTACACGCAAGTTTAGTCCAAGCAAGTTTCCACCTAGTGATTGACCAGTTAGGTTTGCACCTTGATTTTGGTTACCAATTAGGTTTTGGTAAATTGGGCGACCATTGTCAGCAAGGTTCATAATTGCACCGTATTGCTCTGGTGAAACTAGAATGTTTGTTGCTGTTCCAAGTGTTGATTTGTAAATTGCAACTGATCCGTCTGATACGAAATCAAGTAATCCTGCTGCATCAAGTGTGCGGTTTCCGCCGTCTGTTCCGCCTGCTACTAAGCCTGCGATAACTGCAACATCGGTTGCCTTTACGTATGCGTATTCCATTTGACGAACTAACTCGTCAAAGAATGCTGGTGATGAACGATCTAGCAACTCTACTGAGAAAGTTTGTGCTCCAGCGTACTTCTTTACGTTTACAGTTAAAAATGAGTTTGTCATTCCTGTTTCATCAATTGCTGCTTCTTCTGCCTCTTCACCAACAGTTGGAACTGCTGTGATCTTTGGAATCTCGAATGACATTCCTGCATCTGGAAGTACGCCACGTGAAACGCTGTCCACTGCTGGACGATCTGCGTTTGATAGTGGGTTGATGATCTCCGTCAATTGACGTGTTGGGATAAGTCCTGCGTTGTTTGATGTTGTGTCATCAGCAGCACGAACATATAACTTGCTGTCATCGTTGCCTAGCGCAGCACGTACTGAATGCTCTAGGTATGTTGCTTTTGAGTTGATTGGTGAGCGTGGCTTTGTGTATGCAACTGGTGTTGCTGCACTTACTGCCACTGGCTCAGCCTTTGCCGCTTCTACCGCTTCGGATGCGATAGGGGCTTCAGAAATAATTTCTGACACTGTGTCCTCCTGTGGTTTTTCATCCGTAGCGGTTGCTTCGGAATTCTCTACTGGTGTTTCTGTTGCGGCTACCTCTGCAACTCTTGCGCTGTCAATTGCAGGATCAGTTACTAAACTGACCTCAACTAACTTTGCTGCACTGATTGACATAACGCCTGACTTGTTTTCCCAGTCATCAACCATTACGCCTACGCTAAAACCATCTCTTAAACCTTCTGCTGCTTCTAGTAAAGAATCATCTCCGGCAATTGTGCCTGCGATCTTAAATGTTGCTTCAATGCCATTCTCGTCTGCGGTAATGTCCATTAACTTACCAATTGGACGTGTGCGATCATGCTCTAGCAGTAACTTGACTGGCTTGGAGAAATCGATGCTGCCTTTTTCAAAAACTGTTGCTCCGGCTGATGTATTGCCTTTTTCGCCCCAGGTTACAATTGTTCCTGAGATTGTTCTTTTGCGATTGTCGGCTGCGGTTAGCGTTACTGGGAAATTAATCTTCATCGGATTAAGTCCTCCTCCTCTTGGATTTGCTCGATGCTCATCGCACCAATGCGGTTTAGGATTTCATAAACTTGTGCACGCTCTAGTGCTGATCCTCTTAGGAAGTCGTCAATGTCAAAACGCACCTCAACGCCATTGGGTACAAAATCCGAGGCAGATAAGCGTTGCTCAATTGGTGTAATGATGTTTCTCAAAGAAAAGTCAATAAGAGCCTTACGCTCCATGACAGTCGTGCTGTAGGTCATGCTTGTAGTTTCAGCAGATACAAATGATGCTGGAATGCCAACTGCTCTTGCAATTTCTGTCGCTAAGTATTGACGTGCTTCATTTAGTTGCAATTTCTGTGGATCAAAGCCCAAAGCAGTAAGTTCTACATCTGCGTTCAAGAATGCAGTTGCTCTTGTGTTTCTAGCAGTTTTCCATGATTCAAGAAGTTTTGTAATTCGCTCTGGTGTTAAATTTGTTCCGTTAGATTTAAGAACCATTGTAGGTACTGGCTCTTTAGCATAAAGTTCTGCTGCTTTTTCTAATTCTTGTGCTGCTCTAATTGTGCGACCTGCACGATTTAATACACCTTCATCTAATCCACTAAATACAATGATTGAACCAATACCAGTTGCAGGAATGTGCATTCCATCGATTAAGTATTCTGTAATTTCAGTTTGTAATGTGTTTGTATTGTAAGTAACTCGATCTGGGCTAACTCTCGTCCAGGCACGAACTCTTGCACCATCTGATGATGAGTAAGAATCTAATACTTGACCATAAGCAACGCCTCTGAATAATAAATCCTCTGCGATCCAAGCATAAATTGCTGATCCGGCAATTCTTGGATCTGGTTGCATAATTACTCTGTTTGGATCTAAGTGCTCTTTTGTAAAATGATTGTAAGTCTCTAAAGGTAGAGAACCAATTGTTGAGCAGATTATGTTTCTTGCTCTGGCAACTGAAGGAACAGACATAGCCTGCTCACGTGTTGCAGTTTGTGCACCATAAAACAAACCACCCACTGCTTGTTGCAGATTGAAGGGTGTATTTGCAGCGGCTACATCTACTGAGGAGATTGGCGCTGTATTAGTTACGAAACGATCGAAAATTCCCATTGGTGCATATTATACCTTATTGTCGCATTTATCCGATTTGTATATCTATCTCTGTTTCTGGTTGTGTCGCAAAGTAAGAAACGAGAGCAGTGGCAACTCCAGCACAAACTGCGACCCGAGAGGCTCTCCTGCCAATAATCCACGATCCGTCTCCATAAGGTAAACGTGCAGCAGATAAAACCTGTTGATTTAATTCTTCCTGGTTTCCATGCTGTAATCGATGCGAATTAATTGCACCAAGCCATCTATCGCAGGATTCGCTGTAAATAGCGCCATCCATGTCAGTAGTTTGAATTCCTGCTTGAGTTAAGCGGGTAGCAACGGCAGCAGCAGTCCTTTTGCTGTAAGCAATAGTTTCTACCTGGTATTTCCTAAAGTAAGGCGCAACGTCATTGGCTACGGCTAAATCATTCAGCGAATAGTCATTTGACCATGTGTGCAGTAATTGGACGTAGAAACGCTCGCCACTCATTCTCTGTGCAGCAACAAGTGCGCCAAACTTACGATCTGGTGATAAATCAAGTCCTAGCCACATCGGCTTATCTGGATCAAGCGGAATTGGATCAATCGCACACGATTGCCATTTTTGGGCATCTACTACTGAGTTTATTGTGTCCACCCATTGGCACAATACCTCCGTGCGAACAATATCCGGCGGATCGTTAATAACTGCTTTTAAGTTGTCTGGATGGATTGTTATTCCAAGTGAAGGGTTGGCTTGAGCGAACGCATCCCAGTTCGGCTCACCTGACGGAAGTGTGATAGGAGCATTGGGTTCTGCGCTCCATTCAAACCAACCAATATCATCATTAGCGCCACCTGCGGCTGCTAAGGCTCTCGTTCTTAAAGCATTCAAAACTACGCTGTGCTGGTCTCCGGCGTTGCTGTAAACCCAGGTTTGTGGGTTTTTAGCCGCCATCATCGTATATCGCATAGATGACCACGCATCTTGATCTTTGTACTCTCGCAACTCATCCATGTGAATAGTCTCTGGCTTTGAAATACCACGTGATGCGTTATTGCTTGCTTTAATTACAATTCTTCGATTGCCTTTAAGTTCTAATTCTTCTGCGCCATGCTGCCATCGGATCTTTTTTACTTCAGATGCTAGTTTGTCGTTTTCTTCTACTAGGGCAATAATCTGCCTAAAGGTTTCAAGTGAGGTTGTAAGTCTGTGAGCAGATGCTAGTTGTAATCCTTCGCCCCACACGAATGCACCTGTAAGCATACGCAACATCATGAATGTGCTCTTGCCATTCTGTCTCGAAATCAACAACCCTGCCTCGGAATGATGCCATCTCCCGTCTGGCTTGACCTTGTGCCCATGAATAGCAACAAACTTTTGCCATTCCATAAGCGGAATACCAATCTCAGCAGCAAAGTCGATCATCTCATGACCTTTAGACGGCAAATCGTTCAGTTTTGAGTGTATTCGAGGAGTTGGCACACCTCCTATTGTCGATAAGGGTTGATCGCTCAGGATCTCTCCTGTTTTAAGGTTAATCATTCAGATGTAAAAGGATCGTGCCCGATTGAGGTGTTTTGGCGGTTAGAAATACCAATGGGGGTCGGTGGTGTCCTATGCTTAACAAAAAACCTGCCCCCCTTGCTGTAGTTACATCTTGAACATGCAGCACACAGATTATCATCACTATCTAATCCGCCTACTCGTCTCGGTATGATGTGATCTACTGTATCAGCCTCTTGTCCACAGTACTGGCAAATGTAGCCATCCCTACGAAGTATTCTTTCTCTGGTCTTACGCCAAGTTCTAGTACCTACACCTGGCTTAGTCATCAATACCAGCCTTTACGATTATGGAATGCAAGCGCTTTACATGCAGTCAAATGCCTTGCCTTAATATATTTCAATCCCATGTCTATTTGATAATACGGATCTTTACTCTTTAACTTAAGCAATTGAGGTATTCCGTATGCACTGCTCTTTGCATTCTTAGCCTTTGGATTCCATCTACTTTCTTTGTACCAAAGATCACTTACACAATAGAACTCATTAAAATTGTAATTCAATTGCATGAATGTATATTGCTTGTATGTGTTTATTGTTTGTGCTTGTGCCGTCTCAAAGGTTGCTATCTGACTAACAGATACAAGTATCCCAATTAGGGAGCAACTTGCGAGCCATCCCCTACGGGGCTCGCCTTTTCGCCTTATAGGGCGAATGCTTCTAAAGGTTATCATATGTGGTCAAGTCCTTTCTGTATAACCGCAGGTCATCCGGCGTGTCGTTACTGTTTACAAGCCCCGCATTTGTTGTATTCCATTTTCCATCCACCGCATAATTCACACCTTTGTACTTGCTTATCCATGATGTCCTCCTCTAAGCGAGCGCCCTTGCGATAGCATTTTTGGCACTCAGCGATTACAACTCCTGGCACTGTATCCCATCCAAATTCAATCTCGAAAATGGTAGGTTTCTTGCAAGCATTACATTTCATTACTGCTGCCTCAATCATGGCTTAGCGCCCCAGCCCCTACCCTTAAAGATTGCTGGTGTGGCTGTCCACAACCTATTCATATTTTCATTACAGCAGATTGGCGTAGTGTCCTCACCAAGAGACCTTTCGACCTCATTGACTACGCCGCACTGCCCACACTGAAAATCGTATTTAGGCATTTCTTCCATAATCTATGTGGTTGATGTTTGAGCACGAAACGCATGTCCTCACACCATTGTTGTTTAGCATTCTAGGATCGTTACACATTTCGCAGCATTCATTAAATGGCACAATGTCTGGCACTATGCCTGCATCTGTAAATCGCATCCTTAGACCATCAGCCCTAACAATTTCCATATCACCCATTTGATCTATCCTTATCTGCATCTGGAACGTAAAATTTGCCATTGGCAGTGATCTTTGCCCAGATGGGATCGCACTGATCCTCTTTACGTTTCTCTGTGCATACATATCCCAGATATGGTTTTCCTTGTTTACTAGTTCCTTCTTTGCGCAAGCGCTCGCCATGTTGGCAATAGTATTTCTCACTTACCTTTTCAGCGTTAAATTCTTTTGCTACATCATCAACTGACCAGGCAACTGGTGCTGGATCTTCTAATTTAGGTGCAGTCCAGGGATCATTCTTAATGCTTGTGCGAAGTGCAGTTTCTACTGCTGCTGATCGAGATCCAGGTGATCCATATCTAGGTTTAATATCTTCTTGGTTGCCTTGTGCAACTCTTTGCATTTCGACTTGGGATGGTCTTGAACCTTTTTTGGCATAAATCCAATTAGCCAACGCACGACCCAGTGCAGACGATTCAGACAACTCGCAAGCAAATTTATTAAAACCTGAACTGGTTTTTGTTTCACTCGCCCAGCCAGTCGATACTGGATGTTGATCAGCCTCAGTTCTAAATAAGCGAGCCACAAAAACATATTCATCAGAAGGAGCGTTATGCGAAACAACCCTCTCTGTCTCAATCCTGCCATCGGGATTATCATTCCAAAACTTACCTAACCTTTCCTCTACTGTTTCATAATCTTCTAAATTAAAAGCCATAATCTAACTCCTGTTTCCCTTGTCGATACTCCTGTTGGGCACGTAAATCCCATGTGCTGCCATCATTCCAGTCCTCCACATAGTGTCGGCATCTGTCGCAGTACGTTCTTTGTACTGAATTTGAGCCAGTGCTAATCCAGGTTGCTGGGTTTTGCCCTTTGATCGTATGCGCTCCAAACTGCGCTTTACAGTAATCACACCAAACACTGCGATTAGAATTTCTCGTAATTGTCATTTAGTTGTCCATCAATGACATCTTCATAGAATCCCAGGTAAGCGACTGAATCTGCAACGCTGTCGTGATGTGTGGGTGTCTCAACCAAACGTGCGATTTTGAGACCGACCATGCAAAGTACAACTTGGTGTGCTGTAATTGGCATGTCAAGAATGCCCGACCAGATGTCTGCAATTCTTCTGTGATTGGTGTATGGAGATCCATAAACTCGACCTCGATCTTGTGTAAGTAATCTTGCTTCATCAAATAACTTCTCACGATTAACGGACATTGTGCTTGACTACCTTCATGCCTTGCTCATAGCCAGCACGCCATGCCGCATCCGTTTTCTTATTCATGCGATCTTCTCTCCAAGCCATAAAACTGTAAACAACCACAAAAGTAATCATGGCAATTCCAGCCGTTTGTATGTCTGTTATGTTTTGCATTTTGCTCCCGATCTCAGGCTTTTGCCTGTTGGGATTAGTATGTGCTAGATCAGCGACAATCTCGAATGTCGTATCGGCGTGTTATATAACGATACTGTTATCAACGGCGTCAATCTGTTCATCGATTGTCCGGGGTTTATAATCCGTTTCCCTAGACATAGGATCTACCTAAAGCGTTAAATGATCCATCTTTATTAATTGGAATCATGTGCGGGGTCATGTTCTTACCATCCCAATCAAGAATTACAATGCCCATTTGCCAATTTGCTATACCTTTAGTATAACTGGCTTGTTTCTTATCCATAAGGTTTCCTGCTTCTATGCCGTAAATCGTCCTGTAATGGCCTCCTAAGCCCTCAGAAAACGAAGACATACCCAACTTATGCGTGTGCCCGATTAAAACGCTCTTACCGACCTTTTTGGCAAGATTTAGGGCAGTTAAGCCTGCGTTGGGATTAGTGTTGCCTTCATCGCCATGACCAAGCAACCAACCCTTTTCAAACTCGTAGAATGTTTTGTGGAATTGAATGCCCATTGTGCCAAAGTCCATGAATTTCTCATACTGTAATTCTGGCAGGCTGATTAAGCCAGGTACTTTTAATAAAGTGTTATATAAGCGATCAGTATGATTAGAACGGACAATATGAGCCTCTCTAGCGTGCTCGGTAAGATCCCAGAGAATTTGCTGAGTTGCTTCACGATCACGATGTAAAGTCTGCTCATAAGCCAAAGGTGTTTTTTCAGCCCAACGACTGATTGTTTGAAAATCGATTTCATCGCCAACACAAAGAACACTATCGAACTTCTCCCGTCTGGCTAACTTAACTACATTCTTGACTGCTGCTTCATGGTGATAGGGGATCTGTAAATCCGAGATAACCAAGTATCGCTTAATGTATTAGTCCTCATCCTCATCGTCATCGTGGAACGGGGTTATGTCCGTATCGGCTGTTTGTGGAATTAGCCAATCAGGCATGGCATTTTTGTTATCCATTAAACCCAGTGCCACTTCAACGCTGAAACCTGACCTGCGCAGTGCTTGATACCATTCATGCAGTGCTATGGCGTGCATATCCAACGCTGTCGTTTCTTTACGAGCAGTGCTTTTCCGGACATACTTGGTAGGTTTCTTTTTGGCTGCCATGTTTTTAATTATCGCTCAAGAAGAATGTTATAGATTTCATCGACACGCCCATTGAGACGTTTAATCTCATTAAGTAGATGTGTGATGACGTAACTAGCAAAACCCCCAATTATGCCAATCGTTGCAAAGTAAAGAGTAAAAAATTCTGATTGGCTCATAGTTTGGTCGTTATGCCAAATTCTTTTTCTGCTGGATCTAACGCTTTAATTATAGGAGCGATTACAGATCCTAGAAGAACTGCGTACTCTGGCTTAACATCACCCACAATTGCTAATGCAACTGTAACTCCGGCTGCTGCTACTGCTCGCAGGTATGACTTGATTGCTGCCTTGTGTTTCTTGCTTAGTTTCATAACTTACCTCCGAGTAGTGGAACATCGAAAAATGATGAATCCTGATCTCCCGCAGGGCTAAAAGTAAAATGGATGTGATGCTTGTGTGGGTTCACGCCTTTGTAAGCACGCCATTTCCAATTACCTTTAGCAGAACATATTTTAGCATTATGAATG